TCGCGGATTACTACTACATCGACTACGACAGAGCCACGCTCAACTTGTACCCTGGCAACATGACTGCGTTTGCAGGCACGCCCGAGGACAAGGAACTGAGAGTCATCTACGGCAAGCCACTGCGCAGCCGCGAGTCGGACCGTCCCAAGGTCAAGTACTGCAAGATCAACGGCTACGAAATCCTTGAAGAACGTGAGTGGGCAGGCAAATGGATTCCGGTAATCCGTATTGTCGGCAACGAATTTGAGGTCGATGGCCGCCTGTACGTGTCGGGTCTTGTGCGTAACGCCAAGGACGCCCAGCGCATGTACAACTACTGGGTCAGCCAAGAGGCCGAGATGCTGGCGCTGGCGCCCAAAGCGCCGTTTATCGGCTACGGCGGTCAGTTTGAAGGCTACGAAGAAAAGTGGAAGACGGCCAACACCAACAACTGGCCGTATCTGGAGGTCAATCCAGACGTTACAGACGGCCAAGGCGCTATCCTGCCACTACCCCAGCGGGCACAGCCTCCGATGGCCTCCAGCGGCCTTCTGCAAGCCAAGGCGGGCGCATCTGAGGACATCAAGTCAACCACCGGCCAGTACAACGCATCGCTGGGCATGGGTTCCAATGAGCGTTCTGGCAAGGCTATTCTGGCCCGCCAGCGTGAAGGCGACGTGGGCACGTACCACTACGGTGACAACTTGGCCCGTGGCGTGCGCCATGTGGCCCGTCAACTGGTTGATTTGATCCCCAAAATCTACGACACGCAGCGAATCGCCCGAATCATCGGCGAAGACGGCGAAACGAAGATGGTCAAGATCAATCCTGACCAGCCCGAGCCAATCAATCAGATCGTGAACGAAGAAGGCATCGTGATTGAGAAGATTTACAACCCCGGCGTCGGCAAATACGACGTTGTGGCTATCACTGGCCCAGGTTATGCGACCAAACGCCAAGAAGCGCTGGAAGCAATGGCTCAGTTGCTGCAAGGCAACCCGCAATTGTGGCAAGTGGCCGGTGATTTGTTCGTCAAAAACATGGACTGGCCCGGTGCTCAAGAGATGTCCAAGCGTTTTGCCAAGACCATCGACCCAAAAATCTTGGCTGAAGACGATAAATCGCCAGAATTGCAGGCCGCAGAGATGCAAATTCAAGCGATGGGCGCTGAGATGGAGCAGATGTACCAAATGATCCAAAATGTGGGCAAATCCATCGAAATGCAGGACTTGCAGCGCAAGGATTACGAGGCTGAAATTAAGGCATACCAGGCCGAAACACAGCGAATTTCCGCTGTTCAGGCCAGTATGACCCCCGAGCAGATTCAAGACATCGTGATGGGTACAATTGCAGCAGCTTTGGACACTGGCGATCTGGTTGCCGGCGCTCCCGAGCCACGGGAAATGCCTGAAATGGGGATTCAACAATGAACGCCGCTGATTTTGTAGGAACGCTGTTTCTGGCACGGGATGTCGCCCACTCGGTGCATTTGAACACCCGGTCTTATTCCAAACACAAAGCGTTGGGTCATTTTTACAAAGACCTTGTAGAATTGGCAGACAAGTTTGCTGAAGCCTACCAAGGTCGGCACGGTCTGATCGGCCCCATCAGTTTGATGAGCGCCAAAAAGACCAACAACGTGGTTGAATTTTTGACCGATTCGATGGCTGAAATTGAAAAGTGCCGGTACGAGGTGTGTGAAAAAACGGACACCCCAATCCAAAACATCATTGACGAAATCGTTGGTCTGTACCTGTCAACGCTCTACAAGTTGAGGTTCTTGGCATGACAACGCCTTACGTTTCGCAGACCCAGTACGGGAAATTTGAGGAGTTCTTTCTTCAAGTTTCCCGTGGTCAAGTTCAGGGTCACCGAAACGTGACTGTTTTTGGCTTTAACCCAGACGTTGACTCCACTCAAGTGTCTGTGTGGCCTCTGCCAAGTCTGATCACATTCCCAGCGACAGCGCTCCAGATGACGGTCAGCTCATCGAGCGCAAACGACGCAAGCGCAGACACAGGCGCTCGAACAATCGTTGTGGAAGGGCTGGATGCCAACTACAACGAGATCAGCGAAACGGTTACCATGAACGGCCAAACGGCTGTGACGATGACCAAAGCGTTGCTTCGCGTGAACTACGCCTATGTGCTGACTGCTGGCTCTAATAACGGCGCAGCTGGTGACATTTACGTTGGCACTGGGACCGTAACAGCAGGCGTTCCAGCGACCGTGTACGACATCATCAAGTTCGACTACAACGTCACAACCACTGGCAGCTACACCGTACCCGCCGGGTACACAGCGTATGTCTCGCAGGGTTTGTTTTCGACTGGTCAAGCAGGTGGCTCCAACGCAGTTCAAGGTAGATTGCTGACCCGAGGCACGGACAACATTCGCCGTACCGCAGCGATCACCACGATCAACAACGGCGTAGCAAACTATGTGTTTGAGTATCCGCTGGCTGTACCTGAGAAGACCACGATTGAGGCAACGGCAGTTGGCAGCTCTAGCAACAACGCTTGCTCGTCGATGTTCATTTTGGTTTTGGTTAAAAACTCAACTGGGTATTGATTCGATACAATTTCCCGCACAAGGAGAATATCTTGGAACTCTTAAATCCTTTATCAGCAACCAACTTTCCCGCCAGATCGGTTGCATATACCGGCACTGCTGGCAATACCGGCACATGGTCCGCTGGTCCTGAGGGTGTGGTGGTCTGGTCCGATCAGTCCTGCTACATTGAAGTCGGTGAAGGCGCAGTAGCCACCACTTCCAGCACACCAGTCCCACCGTTTACACCTATCCCGTTCAAAGTGCCCCAAGGCACGGGCGGTCAGTGGCGCGTGAGCGCTATCCAGGTGTCTACTGGCGGCACGATCTACTGCAAACCGATCAACACCCAATGAGCTACTTTGGCATCCCCATTCGCAACGGTGTTGCCATAGGGCTTGGCTCTATTATTTCGTTTTTGTCTGGGTACGCCACTGCCACAGTGCAAGGCAACCTTCTTACTGAAGTCGGCGATAACCTCGTTCAAGAGGATGGCGGCTTAATTCTTTTGGAGTAACATTATGGCCGACGCAAAAATTTCCCAACTACCTGCGGTAACGACACCACTTGCGTTGACTGAAGAGTTACCGGCAGTTCAATCAAGCGCGACCAAAAAAGTTACCGTTAGCCAAATTCTCACTGGCGTAGTAATTACGGAATCAACTACTTCACGTACTTTGTCTGCTACCGATAACGGCAAAATTATCTATTGCACCAACGGGGCCGCAACCACGATTACGTGCGCCGCAGGCCTTGGCGTAGGTTTTAATTGCACTATTGTTCAAGGCGGTGCGGGTAAAGTTACTGTGGCAGCCGGGGGACAGACGCTAGTTTCATACTCCAGCCTATTTAGCACTATGGGTCAATACGCAGTGATTTCTTTAATTGCGCCAGTGGCAAATACGTTTGTTGCGGCAGGAAATCTAGGCGTTTAACTAGGCGTTAAGGAAAACACATGTCGTCAACAAATTTTATACCCAACGTAACCGTTATTGAGGCTAGCTGGCTCAATGATGTAAATACTATGACATATGGCAACGCCGTAAACGTCAAAGTATACGGCGCTTCATCATCTGCGTCGGCGGCGGTTAACTTAGCGGCATTTAAAGCAGCAGTTGCTGCCACTCCCGTTGGTGGAACTTTGCTGATACCTGCGGACGTGTCATTTTATTTAATTAATACTGCCGGGGGATTGTCGGCAGCAATTGAAATTAATAAGCGAATGCAAGTGGTATTTAATGGTGATGTTAAAGCCAACTTTAGTGCAATTCAAGCAAACCCACCGTACATTTTTAATGTGACTGCTGACAACGTGACGTTCAGCGGGCGCGGTGGCAAGCTCATGGGCGATGGTACGACCAACTCTGTAAATACAGGAACTGATCAAACATTTCCCGGTTTGGTTTATGTTAGCGGAGATAACTTTACTATGGAGGGGTGCATTGTTGACACCCCGCCTAAAGTGGGCGTTATCTTGTACAACTGCACTGGTGCCAAAATTGTAGGGAACACTTTTACCGGGGGTCCGACAACTTACACAGACACTGCATATTTTGCAATTCGCGGCTATCAAGGTAGCGGGCACAACATTAGCAATAACACGTTTACGCCCGACTCAAGCGGCGGCATGTATGTAAATACCATCTTTTTCAATGGGACAAGCCAATCAATTATCGACAGCAACGTATGTATTCATCCATATGAGAAGCTAATCTACTGCGTTGGTAATGAGAATGTTATCTCAAATAATCAAGTTATTGGCAATCCTAATACAATTGTAGGGACCGGTTTTAAAGGTACTTTGACTTCAGTATATCGTTTTGACGGAGATTACAATCTTTGCATTGGCAATTATTCGGATTTTTGCGCTGCGGGTGTGACTTGCCTTAGCAGCAAAGGAAACGTAATTTCCAACAACACATTTCTTCGTTGTGGTCAACTTGGCGTTGTCGCGTTTGAACAAGCCGGTTATGTGGGAACATTATCTGGAACTACGATAACCAATAACACAATATCTTTTGACGCAACGATGGGGTATAGCCTAGGTATTGGCGGCATTCAAGTCACCGTGTCGCAAAGTGCAGCCGAAAACATTTTGGTAAACGGAAACTTTATTGATACGTTTACAAATGGCTCGGGGGCTGCCATAAACATAAAAGGCACCGCAGCGTATAAAATCAAAAACGTAGCCATCAATGATAATCACATTGCGCACAGCGTTAACGGCGTGTTGATTAATCATGTTGAAGAATCTGCTGTTTCTGGAAACTTGATGAATGACATTACAAACGTAATGGTCATACAATCCAGCACCTGTGCAGCTAATTTTGTTACAAACAATTTTAGCGCCAGCGCTGCTGCAATTCTTGATTCTGGATATTCAACAGACAGCACGTACTCTGGCAATCAATGCACTGTAGCCCCTTTGCAGGGCACATTTACAATGCCAGCCGCAAACAATCTTATCGTTACCCACGGGGGTACACGAGTTTACGCCAAGGTGTTTTTACAGCCAATTAACGCCGCTGCCGCTACATTGATGGGTAGTTCAAAAGCGTTGTATGTAACCATAACTCAACCAAATTTTAGGGTGTTTACCGCAGACGGTACCGCAGCCGCTGGTACAGAAATCTTTTCATACAACATCGTCCAGTAAGGCACGCTCATGATTACACCGGCTTACGGCGCAACAGCAACAGAAAGGGTATTACCCTCTCTGACGCTGGACTTTATGGGCGCGACTCTTGACCCCCGTATCACGTTTACTCGCGCTGATGCAACAGCTACTCGCGTAAACGCTAGCGGGAACATTGAAACAGTTGCAGCCAACACACCCAGATTCGATTATAACCCTGTGACGCTCGCAATCAAAGGATTGCTATGCGAAGCCTCGGCGACGAACTTGGCTCTGCAATCGCAGAACTTTGGCACAACTTGGGCGCCGACACGTGTGACTATCGCTGTTGGTGCAACATCTCCAGATGGAACGACAAATGCAGATAGGCTTGTTGAAACCGCAACCAGTGGTACTCATCAAGTAGTTCAGTCTTCAATCCCTTTGACCATCGGTCAAACGTATCGTTTTAGCGTTTACGTGAAGGCTGCGGAAAGAAGCTGGATCGCAATGCAGCTTTCCACAGGGTTTACCAGCAATCCGGGTCAATACTTTAACGTGGCAACTGGCGTTCTTGGAAACCTAGTAGCCGGAAGCCCTAACGCACGAATTGAAAACGCCGGTAATGGTTGGTACCGATGCTCAATCCAAGGCGTCGCGTCTGCTACAACAGGTTTGATTGTTATTTACTTGGCTTCCGCAAACGGCACGGTTAGTTATCTTGGTGATGTCAACAACGGACTCAGCTTATGGGGTGCTCAAATAGAACTTGGGGTGCTTGAGACAAGCTACATCCCAACTACCACAACAACCGTTGTTCGCAACGCTGACTCTGCGGTAATGACCGGCACAAATTTTAGCAGTGTCTTAACAGCTTCTCAAAATGGGATTGTTGCCGAAGGCTCTTTTAAGATTGCGTCTGGTTTTAACCCAATGGTCAGTCTGGACGCAGGTGTTCCAAATACAGACAGCGTGCGTATTCGTGGCAATGGCACAACCCTTGAACTTGCTGTGTACGCAGGTTTAGCGTTTACTGTGCAGCTAAATGGGGCCACACGCGCAGCCGGAACAATTTACAAAGCTGGTGGAGCCGCCAAGTCCACAGACTACGGAATTAGCGTAAACGCAGCAACGCCGGTAAGTCAGTTGTCTGGTGTATATCCAACAGGAATTAACCAAATGCAGATCGGTGGCGATGGTGTTGATTTTATGAATGGATGGCTTCGCACTATTCGCGCATGGCCTCAACGCCTGATTAACGCAGAACTGCAAGCGTTTTCAAAATAGTTAATTTTAACGTAACATATGCAACTGTATCGGCTCAGTAAATTGCAAAATCCTTTTACTGTCACACCATTTTTGTTTTGGGGCTTACTATGAAAATTACACAAATGAATCGGTTGACCGAAGATGGCTTTGTCATTGTTGTTAACTGGAAAATGGAAATGGTTGACGGCGAATACACAGCATCCCGGTTTGGTACGGTCAAGTTTGACAAGACTGACGGCATCAGTTTTGTGCCTTACGAGAGCCTTACCGAAGCCGATGTCATCAAGTGGGTTGAGGCCGATTTGGGCGACGCCAAGATTGCCCAGTTGCAGTTGGAAATGCTCAACCAGATCAAAGAAATGAAAGCACCTAAGACTGCTGCCGGAATGCCTTGGGCGCCGCCTGTCGTATTGGTGCCGCCACCCTTGCGCATGTTTTAATTGGCAGTAGAATGCCACAAACTGTATCGGCCCAGTAGACCGAGACTCTAACGAGTAAACACATGACTGAAGAAGTCCAAGCCCTAGCGGAAGTAGACTCCGCGCCAACCACGGATGTGACGGCCACACCTGAAGTTGTTGAAAGTACGCCGGAAGTCGCTGAGAATCAACCCGAACAAGCCGAGGAGAAAAGATACTCCCAAGCTGAAATCGACGCGATGATTGGCAAGCGCCTCGCAAGAGAGCAACGTAAGTGGGAAAGAGAACAAGCACAACGTCAGTCTGAACAACAGACGTTAAGAGCTGCGCCAACGGCCAGCGTTGATCAGTTCGAGTCTCCTGAAGCCTATGCGGAAGCACTGGCCCTCCAGAAAGCCGAAGAACTGATTGCCAAACGCGAAGCCGCCAAACAGCAATCTGCCGTTCTCGAAAGCTATCAAGAGCGTGAAGAAGCTGCGCGGGACAAGTACGATGACTTTGAACAAGTCGCCTACAACCCCAAGCTGCCAATCACCAACGTGATGGCTGAAACGATCCAGTCTTCGGACATTGGGCCTGAGTTAGCGTACTACCTTGGCTCCAATCCAAAAGAAGCAGATCGCATCTCACGCATGACGCCACTCGGTCAGGCGAAGGAAATCGGGAAGATCGAGGCCAAACTGGCCGCAGAACCTCCCGTAAAACGAACCACGTCTGCGCCAGCGCCGATTTCACCTGTCACCGCACGCTCCTCTGGAGCACCGGCTTATGACACTACAGACCCACGGTCTACCAAGACCATGACGGACTCGCAGTGGATTGAAGCCGAACGTGCAAGGCAGATAAAGAAGCTGCAAGCGCAAATGACCCGCTAAAACTTTGAAAGGACTTTTGAAATGTCTAACAGTATCCTCACGATCGACATGATCACCCGCAAGGCTCTGGAAATTCTGGAGAACAACCTTGTATTGACCCGCAACGTAAACCGTCAGTACGACGACAGCTTCGCTGTCGAAGGTGCCAAGATCGGCTCTACACTGCGTATCCGTTTGCCCGACCGCGCTCTGGTGACCGACGGCGCCGCCCTGCAAGTTCAGGACGACAACGAACAGTTCACCACTTTGACCGTTGCCAGCCAAAAGCACATCGGTGTGAACTTCACATCTGCTGAATTGACCATGCAGTTGGACGACTTCGCAGAGCGTGTGTTGAAGCCTCGTATCAGCCAGCTGGCCTCCAGCATCGACGCTGACGTTGCTAACGCATACAAAACCATCGGCAACACCGTGGGCACACCTGGTACCACTCCTTCGACTTCTTTGGTGCTGTTGCAAGCCCAGCAGAAACTGAACGAGAACGCTGCTGTGATGTCCCCACGTTACGCCACCGTCAACCCTGCCGCCAACGCTGGTCTGGTTGAAGGCATGAAAGGTTTGTTCAACCCCACCGACACCATCAGCAAGCAGTTCAAGAACGGCATGATGGGCACTGGCGTGTTGGGCTTCGACGAGATCAACATGTCTCAGTCGATCAAGCAACACACCACTGGCTCGCGTGACGCATCTGCCGCCACTGTGACCGCCGCTGCCGTGACTTCGGAAGGCGCTGCAACTTTGAGCTTGTCTCAAGGTTCTGTGACTACCACCATCAAGGCTGGTGACGTGTTCACAATCGCTGACTGCTTTGCTGTCAACCCACAGACTCGCGAAACCACTGGTTCTTTGTTCCAGTTCGTGGCTTTGGCTGACTCCACTGCTGTTGCCGGTACATGGACAGTGACTGTTGCTCCGATCTACTCGGCTGCTCACGCTCTGGCTACCGTGAACGCTTTGCCTGGCAACAACAAAGCTGTGACCTTCGTGGGCGCTGCTTCTACTGCCTACGCTCAGAACTTGGTGTACCACAAGGATGCCATCACTTTCGCAACAGCTGACTTGTTGCTGCCACAAGGTGTTGACATGGCTGCTCGTGCCGTTCACAACGGTATCAGCCTGCGCGTTGTTCGTCAGTACGACATCAACAACGACCGTCTGCCTTGCCGTATTGACGTTCTGTACGGCTTCAACACCATCCGTCCACAGATGGCTTGCCGTATCTGGGGCTAAACCGAAACGGGGGCTTCGGCCCCCTTTCTCACATCTCAATCTTGAAAGGAAATTATCATGGCACTCCCAAACGGCGCAGGCGGTTACCAAGTAGGTGACGGCAACCTCAACGAACCCGTCATCGGCTACTTGCCGGTCCCCGCATCTGAAACTGGCACTTCCACTGTCACCCTGACGGCTGCTGAAGTAACTGGCGGTATTCTGATCGCTAATCCTGGCACTACTGCTACGACTTACACGATGCCCATCGTGGTTACGTCGGGCGCTACCGTTGGTATTAACGATCTGGTTTCCAGTGCCAAAGTTGGCAGCACCTTTAACTGGGTGGTGGTCAACATCGGTACTTCGACCGGCGACATCACGATGGCCGCTGGCACTGGCACCGGCTGGACGATTGTTGGTTCGCTGACCATCAATGATGGTACTTCGGCCTCGTTTGTCGCTCGTAAAACCAGCGACACGACTTGGACTCTGTACCGCGTGGCCTAAACCTAAACGGGGGTTTCGGCCCCTGTTTTTTAAGGAATTATTATGCCTAATACCAAGCCTGTAGGCGTCGCGTTTAGCGACCCTGAACTGACCTCCGGCACAACGATTTCGGGCGCAATCATCGACAGCACGTCGAAGGTTTTGTCCAACATCGCCAGCGGTCTTACCGCGTCTCAACAAGGCGCGACTATTGCCACTACCGGCAACAGCGACGTTTTCATCATCGCCCCTGCGGCGGGGGTGCTGACTTCTGCTGTGTTTTCGGGTGTGGACGCGCTGGCTGCAAGCGATACCAACTACATCACGTTTTCCGTTACCAATCTTGGGACTACGGGTTCTGGCAGCGCCGCTATGCTGGCGGCTACCGATGCCAATACGACCAAGACTACCGGCGGAACTGCGCTGACGGCTAACGCTGCACGCGCGCTGTCTCTCAACGGTACTGCTGCCAATTTGGTGGTCGCTGCCGGTGATCGTCTGCGTATTCGTGCCGCCGCAACCGGCACGCTTGCCAACACGGTGACGTTCCCCGTCTACCGTCTTAACTTCCACGTTGCGTAAACCAAACGGGGTCTTCGGACCCCGTTTCCTAACATGCAAATTTACCTCCAACATCCCGTTCACGGCCGAAAAATTGCATCAATGGAGGCCGAGGCTGAGTTTGATGAAAATAATGGCTGGGTACGCTACAATCCTGACACGCCTTCAGAGCCTGAAGAAGCGGCTAACACGCTTGTGGTAAAGCGCAAATACACCCGTAAGGCTGAAACCGAAGGAGTCTGACATGGCAACGTACACCGCTGGCGATCAAATCAACAGGGCACTGCGATTGCTAGGTGTACTCGCAGAAGGCGAAGTGCCATCAGCCGAAACAGCCCAAGACGCCTTGATGGCGATGAACCAAATGATCGACAGCTGGAACACAGAACGTCTGTCTGTGTTCTGCACCCAAGATCAAGTGTTCACTTGGCCTGCTGGCCTCATCTCCCGCACGCTTGGCCCCACTGGCGACTTTGTTGGCCTGCGCCCCGTGCTGCTGGACGACGCCACCTATTACCGCGACCCCGGCACCAACGTGTCGTTCGGCATCAAATTCATCAACCAGCAGCAGTACAACGGCATTGCGGTCAAGACCGTGACCTCGACGTACCCGCAGGTGATCTTCGTCAACAACACGTTTCCAGACATTGAAATGTTTATCTACCCACGCCCCACACGGGACTTGGAGTGGCATTTTGTGTCTGTGCAAAAACTTGACATTCCGGCTAATTTAGCAACTGTGCTGTATTACCCGCCTGGTTACTTGCGTGCGTTCACGTACAACCTGGCGATGGAGATGGCCCCTGAGTTTGGCATCGAGCCATCACAGCAGGTGCAGCGCATCGCCATGACCAGCAAGCGCGATCTCAAGCGCATCAACAACCCTGACGATGTGATGTCGATGCCGTACGCCATCGTGGCGACACGCCAGCGCTTCAACATCTACGCCGGTAACTACTGATGAAAACGCCGATCCTTGGCAGCTCGTACGTTGCCCGCAGCACCAACGCTGCGGACAGCCGCATGGTCAACTTGTTCCCCGAGATTGTTCCCGAGGGCGGCAAAGAACCGGCGTTTCTGAACCGAGCGCCAGGGTTGAGTTTGGTGACAACGGTGGGCACTGGTCCCATTCGCGGGATGCTGGAATCCGGCCAGTGGCTGTACGTTGTGTCAGGCTCCAAGCTGTACAAAGTCAGCCAGACCTACGTAGCCACGCTGATTGGCGACGTAGGCCCAAACTCTGGTCCTGTGTCAATGGCGTTCAACGGCACGCAGTTGTTTGTGGCCAACAACGGCCCCAGCTTTGTCTACAACTCGATTGATAACACCTACGTCCAAAATTCAACTTTTCCACGGGCGCAGACGGTCACGTTCATCAACGGCTACTTTATTTTCAACGAACCCAACTCGCAGCGGTATTGGGTCACTGAGTCCTATGATGGCACTACGCTGGAGGGCACCAGCGTCGCCAACGCCGAAGGTTCGCCAGACGGCATTGTGTCGTTGATCGCCGATCACAATGAACTGTGGATATTTGGCGGCAACTCTGTCGAGGTTTGGTACGACGCAGGGCTGCCACCACCAGGCGTGCCTTTCCAGCGCATCACAGGCGCGTTTAACGAGCTTGGCTGCGCTGCCACATATTCGGTAGCCAAACTGGACAATTCGTTGTTCTGGTTAGGCGCAGACGCCCGTGGTAAGGGCGTTGTCTACCGGGCCAACGGCTACACCGGTGTGCGTGTGTCAACGCACGCAATTGAGTACGCCATTGCGCAGTATGCCGACATCTCCGACGCCATCGCCTACACTTACCAGCAAGAAGGCCATTCCTTCTACGTGCTCACATTCCCATCGGCGAATGCCACCTGGGTGTACGACGCATCTACACAGGCGTGGCATGAGCGTGGTAGCTGGGCCGACGATGAGTTCATTCGCCACCGTTCAAACTGCCGCGCCGTGTTCAACGGCGAAGTGTTGGTGGGCGACTTTGAGAACAGCAACATTTACGCTTTTGATTTGGATGTGTATTCGGACAACGGCAACATTCAAAAATGGATTCGCTCTTGGCGTGCGCTGCCTACAGGGCAAAACAACCTCAAGCGCACAGCGCAGCACTCTATGCAGCTTGATGTGGAGTCCGGTGTTGGCTTGAACGGGATTATCTATCCCCCCTCCAATAATTCAGCAATTGCCAATATTGCGATTGCCAGCATTGCGGTAGCAGGGTCCAATTCCATTCAAATTTTGGACGTTGGGGTTGATCCTCAAGTATTGCTGCGTTGGTCGGATGACGGTGGCCATACTTGGAGTAACTACCATGCCAAATCACTTGGCGGAATTGGCGCAACAGGTAAACGAGTGATCTGGCGTCGTCTTGGTATGACCATGAAGTTGCGCGACCGGGTGTACGAAGTGTCGGGCACCGATCCGGTCAAGATTGCCATCATGGGCGCTGAACTGATTGTGACGCCGACAAATGCTTAACCCCAACATTCCATCAAACCGAGTTGCGTTCTTTGACCAGCGCACGGGGTTGATGGCGCGTGATTGGTATCGGTATTTTTTGTCGGTAAGCTCCGCAGCAACGTTTAACCCGCCCAGCAATCCAACGCCAGTGGTGTTGAGCGGGTCGCCTTTGGTGTATGGAAACACAACGCAGCGCCCCATCGACATCATGATCAGCGGCGGCGGCGTCATCAAGGTCGAATTCCAGCGCGGCGCTGGTACAAAGTACAACACTGGTTCATACTACGGCATGTTCGGTTTGTCGCCTGGCGACGCCTTGACCATCACGTATTCGGGCACGCCCACCATCACGGCGATTTCGAGGTAACTATGCAAGTCACATATGGCAAAGGGTTTGCACCTAGTAACTTGATCCAAAGCATAGACGCTTTGCAAGCCGAGATGGTTAAACACCCTCAGTACGAGCCACCCACGGAACATGTGTTTCATGGTGGCATGTATTGCCGTCAAGTGTGGCGTCCAGCGGGTTGTTTGATTGTAGGAAAAGTTCACAAAAAAGAACATTTCTACATGATCGTGTCTGGCACTGTTACCGTAACCACTGACAACGGAGTGCAAACTATTACCGGGCCAATGCTGCTGTGCAGCAAACCAGGAACCAAACGTGCGGTATACGCCGAAACAGACGCGCTTTGCATGACGTTCCACAGAGTTGAATCAGATACGGTTGAAGCGGTAGAATCCGAACTAGTTGAAGACGACCCCACTTCGCTGTTTACTATCGGCAACAAGGTCAAAAATTTACAGATCGAGGTGAAATCATGAGTTTTATCGCCGCAGCCCTTATCGGTGGTGGAGCCGCAATTATTGGCGGTTCTATTGCATCTCGCGGCGCAGGCCGTGCAGCTGAAACGCAAGCCGCCGCAGCAGACCGCGCTGCCGAGCTTCAACAACAACAATTTGAGCGTCAGGTTGAATTACAAGCACCGTGGCGTCAAGCTGGTGAGCGCGCGCTAAACAAGCTGGAAGCTGCGTCCGAATACACGCCGTTTGGTATGGCGCAGTTTCAAGCTGACCCCGGTTACGGTTTCCGATTTCAACAAGGTCAGAAGGCGCTAGAGCGCAGCGCTGCGGCCCGTGGTGGTCTGCTCAGCGGTAACACTGGCGGCGCCTTGCAGCAGTTTGGCCAAGGTCTTGCCTCACAGGAATACCAGAACGCTTTTAACCGTTACCAAGCCGAGCGCCAAGCCCGCTTGGGACCGTTGCAGTCGTTGGCGGGCGTGGGTCAGACTTCGGTCAACGCGTTGGGCCAAGCCGGTCAGGCTTACGCAACAGGTATGGGTAGTGCAATCGGCGCAGCGGGTCAAGCCCGCGCATCTGGTTATGCAGGTCAAGCAAACGCGCTGACTAGTGCATTGTCAGGCGGCGCCAATATGTACATGCAAGGTCAAATGTTGAACCGAATGTATCCGTCTTATGGCGGCGGTACTTCGATGGGTCCACAATACGGACAACAGCCACTGGGCGCGTCGTTTGATCAATATCTTGCTGGATAAGGACGCAACATGGCACTCGTAAATCCAAACATTGCACTTAGCATTCGACCTGTCGAGTTGGCCGATCCGTTGGCGCAATACGGCAAAATTGCCGCCCTTCAAAGCGCTCAAAATCAAAACGCCTTGGCGCAGTACCAACTTGGCGCAGCGCAACGAGGGGAAGCGCGTGATATTGCTAGAGCAAACGCGCTTGCTCAAGCCGGATCGGACGAAACAGCCGTTGCAAATGCGTTGTTGAAATCAGGCGACATTGCTGGGTACTCTGCTTTTGTTAAGGCTGCGGAAGATCGCAGAACGCAAAAACTTACTCAGCAAAAAACTGAA